AAACCAGTTGTAAAATCTAAACCAGTTGTAAAATCTAAACCAGTTGTAAAATCTAAACCAGTTGTAAAATCTAAACCAGTTGTAAAATCTAAACCAGTTGTAAAATCTAAACCAGTTGTAAAATCTAAACCAGTTGTAAAATCTAAACCAGTTGTAACTAAAAAAACTAAGGTAATAAAGAAAAAAATAGATATTTCAATACCAAAAGTAATAAAAATAACAGATAATAAATCAGATTTTAAACTTGAAAATAAAGCAATATATTTTGCTAAATTAGATAGTTGTTTTTTTTGTAATCAAATGATGCCAGAATGGGAAAAAGCTAAACAACAATTATCAAGAGATAATTCAATAAATTCAAATATTAAAATATATGAAATAGATGGAAGATATTTAAATAATTATCCTTTATTACAAAAACGTGTAGTTGCATTTCCAACTATATTAAGATATAATAATGGTTTTACTCCATTTGAACAACAAAGATCCGCATATAATTTTTCTAATTTTATGAAAAACGGTTAATAAAGCATTGTTTAGATGAATCAGTATTAGAAATATCAGGTATATTAACATTAATGAATATATCTTCATCTTCTTCATTTTCAATTATAGGTGTAATATTATTTTTATGAATAATGATATCTTTCATTGTATTGATATATTTATCTTCATCTATAATTATATCAAAATCACCAGTTCCACAAGGCGTCTTATGACCTAACATAACATTCGCACTAACACCATTCAATTGATCATATTCACTAAATATACTAGCATTTACTAACATATCTGTAGTTTCTTCAAAACTACATTTTGCCAATGGACCAACATCACTTCGATTAATACCGTGTCTATCAATAGACATCAATTGACCTCGATTTGTCATAGTATCAACTAATAACGAAACGTGTCTATAATTAATAGCACCTTCACCAATAACATTATCTAATTCTAATATTAATGCTTTACGTGCGGCTTCAATACCAAGTGTAGTGTATATTTCTCGTATATCATTAGAATAAGATTTTTGATAAACTACATTAATATTTTTGAATAACATTTTCATATTAGTACCATCTGTATTAAGAGACCAACGTAAAACACTTTTAAAAATATTTTCATCATTATCATATTCTTGTTTTGTTATTGATTTTAAAGAAACTTTTTTAATACCTTTAATACCTTTAACCAACATATTATAAATTAAATTATATTCAATTGCTTTTAATATAGTAATATGATCTTCAGTTTGACATAAGGTATTAATATTAGGACTATTAACATCAAGTTTAATACGCATAATTAATTGTTCAGCATTATCATCACTATATATACAATTAATATATTTAGAATAATTAATACAAATTTGTGTATATAAATCGATCATTTTAAGATCATACATTAGCATTTTTTCTTTATCAATTAGAAGTCGTAATACAAGATTACTTTTATCTTCTTCTTCATTACTAAATAAATTATACATAGCAACGAATTCTTTATCATCTTCAATATTGGTTAATGTATTATCATCCCAATATATTTCACTTTTATAAACAACATCGCAAAGACGAATAACTTCAATATTATTTTTAACATTGATAGAGTTTCTTTTATATTCTTCAATTAATTGTTCATCTTTTTTATCAATATCAGGAATATCAATTTTAGATATATCATCTTTAAGATGAATAAACATTGTAGGTGTCTTAATATTCTTACTAACACTTAATAATTCTTTTAACCTTGGAACACCAGATGTTGCATTCACTGCCGCATCAGTTCCCGACACGTGAAAAGAATCTAATGTCATTTGAGTTCCTATTTCTCCAATTGTTTGTGCTGCAACAATACCAACCATTTCCCCAGGATGTGCGATGGATTGTTTAAATGATTTAGTTATTTTTTCAATAATATAATCAAATATAGTTTTCATAAATCCATAATGAACAATCATTTGTTTAGGGTTTAAATAAGTATTTACCAGAATTCTAAAGAATAATGAAGCTTTTTCATCTAAAATTAAATTATTTTTAATCCAATCAATTTTATCTAAAACATATTCAGGATCTAAATCAGTTTTACGTCTTTTAACATTAGCATTTTCAAGTTTAGTTTTAGCATCAATTAATATTCTTTCAAAAGGAATACAATATAATATATCAGTTTTCATACATCCATCAAAAACTTTATTAATAATTTCAGTTTTATCATTAACTATTTCTTCAAATAATTTATTTAACTTATCATATGTAGATTTCTTTATTTTATCTATTGTAGTTTTTAACATATATACGCTCAATTCATCCTCTTTACGTAATAAATAATTATCGACCATTTCCAATGTATTCATCTTAATTATTGGTATTTCTTGTTTCTCAACTTTAGAACCATCAAAACCATCTTCACCATATAAGAATTGAACAATAACTCCGGTAGCATTTCTTACCGTAAAATCATAATAAACTTTTGTATCTTCCATCGATTTTACTAGGCGTCTCTCAATATAACCCGTATCAGATGTATCCCTGACTGTTAGGTTATTAGCAATATTGAAATTTAAAGTATCTGGAACAGTTACATCATAAACCTTTTTATATTTTTCTTCTGGATTAATAGGTTCAATTGAAATAATTTTATCCATAATGGTATTATTTAAAGGTTTATAATAACGATGATCATTATTAATAACTGCATTATTCAGTTTTATTTGTTTTAAGTTATTAATCAAAGGTGATACAGTATCACGAAACTTAACAAACCATTGAGCACAAATATTAATTCTATAACTAGGTTTAATATTTTCAGTTCCTAAGTTATTTTTAATCATTTGAGATTTTGATATTTTTCCAAATATTCCAAATCTTGAACAAAGATGCATTATACCTGTCATTAATTCTTTAGATGCAGAAGATGCAGATATATTATTATTTTTACCAATACTTCCATCACCTGAAAAATATCCATTTAATAATCCAATAACAAATTCATTAGGTGCAGTATAAGCAAAATTTGGAATATGTTTATATGGCGCTCCATGACCCATTATTTTATCAAAAAATTCACAATAATAACGTGTATATCCATTCAATTGAGTTATTTTACCAAGTGGTGTTTCTCTTACCCGTTCTTGATATTTAAATCCTTGATTAGAAAACCATTTTTTAACAAAATCTTTGACACCTTGTTCTTCTTTTGTAATACTAATAGTTCCTGAATCCCAATGTGTGCATCCATCTGCTAAATATAAACCAATAAATATCCCATTCTCATAATTTAATTTAAAATATTCAGGCATATGACCGTGTTCTCGTGATGCTCCATATGGATAGAAATAACCTACTTTAATATTTTCTACAGTAGAACGACCACTATTAACACGTTGAAATCGTGCTTTTGATGGATATGGTAAAGTAAATTCTTTACCATTGTTGTTTTCCCACCATTTAGGTGGAATCTTAGAACGTCCTTCCATTGCATTATCCATTAATTGTTTTGCTTTATGAAAATCTGTTCCATAAATATATTCGTTCTTTGGAAAATATTTATTCATTTCAATATAACTAATTTCAATAGGTGGTTTGGGCATATCAAGAATTGTTGGAACTATATCACCCACTTTCATATCTTTAGGACTTACTTCAACATATTTATCATTACGTAAAACTAACATTGATTTACTTGATGTTACAATTACTTCTCTACCACTTCTTGTATTAATTTTGTGTAAAATCTCACCTGGATCGTGTCTTGTAACAGTTGTTAAAATTGACCAAGTTGATTTACCATCTTCATCGCAAGTAGGAATAAATACTTGTTCATTTAATTTTAATAATTCCATATTAGCTTGATCAGCACCATAATATTCTATATTACTCTTATTATCTGGATTATCAATTTTACTATCAATCCATTCACCAATATTAATATATTTTGTTTCACCATTTTCTATTATTATAATAGGTGTATCTCCTGTTACACTTTTAACTGCTGTATCAATTAAACCTTCACGACCACCCATTGCATGAAAAAATACTTCTTGTGGTGTAAGACCTTCAATAAATCCATTTTCTACAAATCCACGTGCTTCTGGACCATCATCATATTTAGTATAATGAGGTAAAGTTCTACCCGTAAATCCATATGGAATACGTTTTCCTTCTACTTTAATTTGTGCAACACAACCCATTATTTGCGTCACATTACTATTTTTACCCTTACTACCAGAATTAACCATATTAATCATACGATTTGTATCATCATTTAAAGTTTTCATACAAATGTTTTCAACATCTTTATTCAACTTATTAACAACATTAATAAGTTTATTTTCAATAAACATTTCATTATCATAAATTGTATCATTTCTTAATTGACCACTACGGAAATCATCTAACAATTTAATCGCTTCATCTTTATTCTTTTTTATTACCTCTTTAACATTTATTTTATGTTCTTCTTCCATCATTAAATCACTTAATCCTACACTAAAACCATCCAACATTAACCAACGACAAATTAAACGTTGGGTATTATCTAAGAAATTACGACAAGCTGTTGGACCATAATCATGATAGATCAACGGAATTAAACCACTTGATAATGACTTAAATGAATGTTTATCCAATTTACCCGCTTTTATTACACTATTAATAACTTCAAACTTCTTCACTTTTGTATTCATATTTGGTGGTAATATCATTGAATAAACCTCCTTACCTGTATATATTTTCGTATTTGATGGTAAATTACCACTAAACATTGAATTTACCATTTGTAAATTTGCTACTGCTTTAGCATCTATACGAACTTTATCATCACTAATACGATATGATCCCAATAAAACATCTTGAACCATACCTATTATAGGAATACCATCCTTTTGACTTATTATCATATATGGAATATATGCTAAATCTTTTAATTCATTCATTGTTTGCACCGTTTGCGGTAAATGCATATTCATCTCATCCCCATCAAAATCTGCATTATATGGTGGTGTGTCTAAAACATTTAAACGAAATGTTTTAAAAGGCATTACCTTTGCACGATGACACATCATTGACATTTTATGTAATGACGGTTGCCTATTAAATAAGACATAATCATCATCTTGAATATGACGATGAACCACATCTCCATATTCTAATTTATCTGCAATTTCACCTAAATTACAATATTTAATATTAATTGTAATATTGTTTTTATTGGTTTTATGAATATATTTTGCTCCAGGCCATTTATCAGGACCATTCAATATCAACTCTTTAACCCTCTCAATATTATATGAATTTACTATCTCCGGAAATGTTAAATTCATTGCTACTTTAATTGGTATTCCTAGCTGATCTATAGAAATATAAGGATCCGGTGTAATCACAGAACGTGCTGATTGATCTACACGTTTTGCATTCAAATTACCACGAATACGACCATCCTTCTTTTTCATACGATCAGATACACTCTTCATTTTACGACCATTCCTTTGTAAAGATGCAGTAATACCAGGAATTGAATTATTAAGCAAAGTAAATACGTGATATTGTAATATAAGTGCAGAATTCTTTAAAATATCCATATTTTTATCCTTATCTTTCTTCTCTTTATAAAATTGATTAAACTTCACAATATCACATAACTTATGTGTTAAATCATCTTCACGTCTCTGTCCATTCTCTTCAATAATACTCGGTCTCACTGCTGGAGGAGGCACCGGAAGCACAGTACAAAGCAACCATTCAGGTCTTGACCAAATAGGATGAAACCCTAATAATTCAATATCTTTATCACTAAGCCTTTTAAATACTTTTAATACTTGTTCTGCTGTTATTTCAATTTCTGTTTTAGTTTTATCTTCCGTTATATATTCTAAATGTAGTTTGAATGGAGTTTTCTTCACATTATAATGCAACCTATTATCACATCCTGTACATCCATCAAAACCACACAATCCATTATTTTTATATTTACTTTGAATACTTGTTATAAACTTAAGATAAGCATCAAATCTTTTTTGATTATTTTTAATATTTTTAATACGAATAATCTCTTCTTTAAAGTTTTTATCGGTAGTATCTTCCGATACTATCAATTTACTACAATGAAAACACATACATTTTAATAATTTACGTGTTATATCGTAAAACATAATATGATATAAAGGTGTTTCTAAAACAATATGACCCATATGATTTGGACAAAGACTCGCTTTCAATCCACACGTTCCACAAAGACGATTAAGTTCTAAAGCACCCATACGAATATCAAATAAACCATTTACTACTGGTTCATTACCTGCATATGTATCCGTTTTAGTAACTTCACATACAGATCTTTTAATAATTTCATCGGGACTTAATAGTGAAAATTGAATACCTTTAATAGTTTCAATATCAATATCTTGATCTATATTATAACCTAAAGATGAATATAATGGCATAGCTATTTATATTTATAATATATTAATATCATTTTTAAGTATAATAAAATAATCTGTAATCATTAATAAATTATGGTTATTTTTGATAAATACTTCGATAAAGATAGCTTAACTAAAATCTATTATCTATATATTATATTTGCCATTGTATTTTCATTACTATTTGTTTATATCAAATGTAGATTATATTTAAATTTCTTTGACAAATTTTTATATAAAACTGATAAAAATTATTTACAATATTTTGCATTTCATATTATAACATATGGTGCATTAGGTATAATATTTGGATTTACTGATTATTTTCTAATGCTCTTTAAAACTATTATTGTTGAATTATGTATTAATTTTGTTGAAAATTGCAATTTTCTTGAAATTGATGTAGAACAAACTATTTATTCTATTATTTTAAGTGTTGTTAGTTTTACCTTAGGATGTCTAATAAACTATTTTTTTCTGAGTAAAAAGAATTAATATAATGTTTCTTCATTTCATTATTCGGTAATATTATTGACATTTCATGATTTTCATTAAAAATTACATAAATAAATATATATATTGTCACTACTAATAATATTGTTTTATAAATATCCTTCGTTGAAGCATATATTATTGCTGTTAATATAATTATTTGAGATAAAGGATGTTTTAACATTTCTTTTTGTTGTTCTGTTAATTCCAATGATAAATATTTACTTCCAATATGAATTAATGCTATTGACATAAGCGATAAAGGCTCGATCATCTTTAAGTTGTTCTTTATTTGTTATTCCTTTTTTTATTAATATTATATCAAGATATATCGCTATAGCACATATTAATAATAATAAACCGATCTTTAAATCCCATTGTGAAATATAATAAGCAAATAATACTATAAATAGCAATAATAAAGGATTTTCATATACTACAATCATAAAATATGGGTTTTTCATAGATGGGTTTAATGCTATTATTATTACATATAGTATTAATATCACTAAAATCATTGTTTTCCATACTGTATCCATTTTATATTACTATATTACAAAAGATAATATGCTATATGCAACTTTGGAAGAAGCATATAATATTTCAAGTTTCAAAAAACCTAAGAAGAAGAAACTTAGTAAAGATATAGAACCTATACAATCTATAGAACCTATGGAACATAATAACAATATTCATCCATATGATAAATTTGATTCTACTATGGTATCAAATGACCTTTCAAGAACTACTACTCATAATCAATGTGATCCTTTACAAGCACCACCTTATATTTTTCCTATTGAAGAAAAAGCAAAAAAACAATATGAACAAGCTTTAAATGATATGAATAATATTGATACCAAAATTGAATCTAATATTGATGATGAATTAGATGCCTATTTAGATGATGAAGAATATACTGAATTTAATAATACTACTATCGTCCCATATACCAAAAAAACTATTAAAACTACTAGACCTATTAAAATTAATAAAACTGATAAAATTGATAAAAGTAATAAAACTGACAAATTATTTGATCGTATATATGAATTATTTATACTAATTTTATTAGCAATTTTAATTAGTTTAATGTGTGAAACAATTGTTCGTATTGCCAAAAATTAATAATTTTCATCTTGAGTTTCTTCTTCATATAATAAAGTATGAACATATAAAGGATTTATTCTACCAACACGATGTGCTCTTCCTATCGCTTGTGTTCTTTCATTATTCATAGAATGATAAATAATAACATCTGTCGCAAAACTAATATCTATACCAGAACCTGCATAATTTGTATTAAGCAATATAACTTTAATTTCACCTTTACGAAATCTTTCTAAAATATTATTCATACAACTTGTAGTTCCTTTAATTTCAGTATAAGAAATATCATGATTATTAAGATTATTTATAATATTTGAAAAACCATTTTCAATTTTACTGAAAATTAAAAATTTACCTTCCTTTTTATTATTTATAATATCAATTAATGTATTTTCTTTACTTTTTATTTTTACTTTATCATTAGGAGTTGTAATAGTATTATTCGTTATAAAAGTAGTATCTGCTATATTTATTTCCTTTCTGCATTCTGGACACTTTTTATTTGTTTTTATCCACATCATAATACAAGTTGCACAATAAGAATGAGTACAATTCAATATTAAAGGATTCGTTAAATTATCTAAACATATAGCACAATTTTTATCACTTATATTACTTATCCTTACTGTTAAATCTTCAATTTTAGATTCTAATAATAATATTACTTTATTTATACTTTCATATTTTTGTTCTTTTTCTTCATCAGATAAAGCCATATGTTCTATCATATTCTTCTCACATTTCTTATTATGTAAATCTTTATTTAATTTATTTGTAAAACATTCTATTATACCATTTTCAGTAGCTACATTACCACCTATTTCACGCATAATACCTAATAAATCAGATGCATTTAATCTTTCAATTTGTGATCTAGATAAATATGGACGAATTACACTTAACCTATTTAACATTTTGCATTTATATGTTTTTTCAATTATTGGAGGAAGATCAAAACTCTTTTTTATAAATGAATCTTTTGATTTTATTAATATATGATTTAATTCGTTTTTTATTAATTCACGAATTAAATATACATTCGCATTAACACAATACCTTATATTTAATAAATTTGTATAAGTTGCACTTATTAACCACTTATATAAAAACGATATATTACCAATTGACATTAATATATCGTGTGCTTCATCTACAATTACTCTAGCCCAATATTTTATAAAAAAACTATTATGTTCCATATAATTCATAAATTTACGTAAAGTTGTATTTTTTATCAATACTAAATCAAATCTTTCAAAATACTTCTTAATCCTTTCAATATTATTATCATTCGGTTTCTCTATCTTCTTTATTATACGAATATCATCTAACAATAATACACTTAATTTAGTATCATTTTGAATACTCCTCACCCATTGTGTATATACTGGACCTCTTGGAACTATTACCAATGTTGTATTAATATATTTATTTCTTATAACTTCCGTATCATATTTTTGAATATTTGATATAATTGCAGCATTTTTTATTATATCCGTTTGTTTTATTTTTACTTGAGTATTATAACTTTTCAATGAAGAATTATTTATTTTTAAAGTATTAATCGGAGAATGTGCTATAATTGCTAATGCCGTTATAGTTTTTCCATAACCCACTTTTTCACCAATAATACCTATATTTGTTGTTATTTCATAATAACTATTTTCATTTATTTCATCATTATGATATATTCTTTCTTCTTGTTCCATTTTATAAGCTTTACATATACCAGCTAATTGATGTTTTTTTAACGGCAAACTTATTTTTTTATTTTGTTCTATTATTGGAGAATCTTCATCTAACATATCATTATAGTAATACATTCTTATTAATATTAAATATATATTTTTTATATACTTAACTTATAACAAAATGTTTTGTAAAATTAGATGTATAGTATATTGGTGCAAAAAATGCATTTATAAATGTATTAATTGATAATAATATATTAGCAAATGCATCTTTATAATTAATATAAAAATCGTTTAAAATATGTATTAATAATATTAATATTAAAAAACTTGTTAAAAAACTTATAATATCTAAATTACTTAAAACTTCATATAGTATTTCTGAAAACATATTTTATATTATTTATTTAAAATAATATAAAATGTCAAAATCTATTGAAATTAATAATAATTTAATTCAAAGTAATAATACTACTATTCAAAATATTAACACTGAAATTGATAATTTAAAATTAGGTATAGCTGTTAACGATCAATATGAACGTATTAAATATACCAGTTTTGTTGATTGGCACATTAGAATTGAAATATACTCCAATATTACTGATACTACCATATTAAATGAAAATTTATTATATTGTAATTTAATTCCTGATTATATTGATTATATACATTTAGATTCTGATCATACTGAAATATTATATCAAAGTAATCTACAATTTATTGATTATAATAATATTGAAAGTACAAATACACTGGTTCGGGATTATCAATCTGTTAGTAATAAATATAATACTTATCAAAAATATATATTTACTCATAAACCTAATTTATTATTAAAATATAAATTAAATATATTATTAAAACAAGATCATAATGCTAATTTAATATTTCCAATTAATTCATATGATTTTTGTTATTTTGTTAATTATAATTATTATGAAAGTAATATATACGAAAATACAGAAATAAATTTAGTTAAAGGATGGAATACCATTGATTATTTTTTTATGTATAATGATATTCCTGGTAAAATAATTGCATTAGGTTTTAATCCTATTCTTGATTTTGAAGATAAAATTGAATTAATTTATGGTATCTTACCTTATAATGAAAATAAACTTGTTGAAAATAATAACTCTTTACGTTATACCATTTCTACTAAAAATAATACAGATAATCAATATTTTATTCAACAAAAATCTAAACCTATTCTTGATCAAACATATATATTAACTAAATCTTTTATTTATAATTTTACTAATTTAGATTCTTTTCATTTTAGTAGTAATATTAATTTCAATTTTAATATCGATTCTGTTGATTCAACTGATATATCAATTAAATTAAATACAATTACTTTAAATAATATTCATACAGAACCATTATTAATTAATAATTTTAATTTGTTTATTGATAATATTACCTCTAATTCTACACCATTTAATGATAATCAAGAAATTCAAATAAATGAAAGTTATACATTTAATTGTGCAAATTCTGATATTAAATTTTATAATAATACATTTGAAAATAATATAAATATCGATATTAATTGTAATATTGATTTAGAATTTGATAGTATTAATAGTTCTGTGTCATATAATATTGAATTAGAATTTTATTTAGAAATAAGAAGCGACAATAATAATAATAATTTAGATTTTAATCATACAGAAAATATAAATAAACAAACTACAAATAATAATATTATATTTATGAATGATGGTTCTATTGGTATAGGAACTAATGATTCTAAAGGTTATTCATTATATGTTAATAATATTTCTACTTCAAAAAAAGGAATATATTGTGCTGATGATATCACTATCTTAAGTGATCAAAAATATAAAACTAATATTAAAACAATCGAAAATCCTATACAAAAATTAATGGCATTAAGAGGAGTTTCTTATAACAGAATCGATCGCGATATCAATGAAACACGTTATGGATTCATTGCACAAGAAGTTCAAAAAGTTATACCTGAAGCTTGTGATGGAAATAATGGTATTAAAACAACTGATATTGTAGCATTATTGGTAGAAGGTTTTAAAGAATTAGTTAAAAAAAAAATGTAAAAAATTAAAAAAAATAATATAAAAAATGAAATTAAATTTATAATACATTCATTTACAAAATGACCAACAACACTCTTATCCACGAATACCTTATCCCCCTTATTACAAACATCGATTTTAATGAATGTGATAATCCCACTGCTATGAAGACTGTTATTTGCAAACTTCTTACTATTGCCAAAAAGTCTATGAAAAATGAAAAAGAACCTAATGATATGTCAGTTTTGAATGATATTGATTTTTCTTCTTCTTCAGCTAAAATTATAAATACTATTAATTCTACTAAAAAAACTGTTACTATCAAAAGTGATGATTCTGATGAAGAAATTAAAAAAGAAATAAATGTTAATAAAAAATCAGATGTTAAAAAAGAAACTAAGAAAAAAGAAACTAAGAAAAAAGAAACTAAGAAAAAAGAAACTCTTAATAAAAATAACACAAAAACAACTATTGATATATCATCCAATGAAGATGATGATGATTCTGATAAAAAAGATACTGTAAAAGATACTAAGAAAACTGTTAGAACACCTGGTAAAATTAGTGATGAAGAAAATGATAATTCTGATATTGAAGATGCAGTTAGTGATGATGAGTAATTTTAAAAAAATTACTTAAAAATACTAAAAAAAACACACAAAAATTTTATAATTTGTTTAAAAATGATAACATATTTATTATGATTATAGTAATGTCATATAAAAATATAGATGAATATTGTCATCATTTTTCTGAAGGTAATTGCAATAATACCTATTGTATGTATGGTTATCATATTAAATGTAAAAAAAATATAAACTGTTTTAATTTTGAATGTCAATATGGTCATTCTGTATCTTGCAATTTACGTAAATTATTTAAACTAATTGTTAATGAAAATACAAATCCTCAATATCAAAAAAGTAAAAATAAATGTTATTATGCAATCAATTGTTTTAAAACAAATTGTATCAAAGAACATATGATTACTAAAGATGCAATAAAATTTGTAAATCATATTTTAAAAAATAATATTTATTATGATGATGCTTTAATTATCTATAATTTGCAATTTAAAAAACAAACAACAAATATAAAAGATATTAATCGTATAATTCCAGTACAATTAGTAGAACTACCAGAAGCACTAGAAACTGCAAAATCACTAGAAGATATTGATCCTGTTTTAAAAAATAATTTACTTAATTTAACTGAAGCAGAAGATGAACCAATATCACCTATTAAAAATGATCGTGAAGATTTAAAATCTAAACTTTTACAAGAACTAATGATATCTCAAAATAATATTAAACAATTAACAAAAGAATTGTATGATAAAGATATAGCAATTCAAACTTTAATGAATCAAAGAAATTATTTAGAATCTAAAATATATCAAAATAAATCTAAAATTCATAAATTAACAATGAATATAATGTATTTAGGTAATTATTAAATAATAATTAACTCATTAAATTTACAACTTTTACACCTTTGGACATTTAAAATGCCGATTTAACAGCAAAATAAATATCTATAAGTAGTAAAAATTTGATTATTACATAGCGTGTACTATGTATGAATTCTCGTAAATATGTCTGGTCTTCTTCCTATTGTAAATATACTCTTTACAATATTTAACATATTTTGAACGGCATTCTTATCTCTATTATGAATTATCTCGCATTTCTGCTTATCCTCTTGATGAGAAAGTAATCCATTAATAGTTATTTTTTTTATTAACTTTTATATCATTTGGTTTATGACTTTGTCTTATCATAAAAGGTGATATCTCACAATTGCATAGTTTAGATGTCCTAAACTCATTCACTAAATAGGTTCTAAATCCAGCATTCTTAAATATTCTTCTAAACTTTTTACAAATCGTAGGTTCTAACCCACCTATATTACTACTACCCTTATCATAATCACCCATTATAAATACTACATCATTTGGTTCTCCAAACTTTTTAGTAAAGTTCTTTATCATTTTACTCTCGCTTTTTTGAGTATTGATATATCTATTTAATTTAAACTTTCTAAAAAAGGTCTTTTCATAATGAGAAAATAACATTAGGTTCAATTTATTTTTTTCAATCAAGTAATTCTTGATCTTTTCATAATTACAAGTTTTCTTATTATGATTACTTAAAACGCTCTCAATTTCTTTAATATTTTTTCCATTTATAAAGGTTGTATTATTAACTTCTTCAATAATCTTATTATATTTTTTTGTTCTTGTTTCCAATCTTCTTTGATTTTGAGTATATCTAAAGGTTTCTAAATTATGATTGAATTTGAAAATCCATATACATAACTTATTTATATAATTATAATTAGTATTTATATTTTTCCAAAAATAGCAATATTATAATCATAAAATATAACGATTTTTAATTATTTATTAGTTAATATAAAAATTATTGTTATATTTAAATATAATAAATGACTGATAAATCAATTGTAAATAATAAAATATTAAATAGTTTAGTAAATAAAATAAAAAATTTAAGAAAATCTTTTACTAAATCAAAACAAAAAATATCTAGTGACACAGTATATTATAATAATTTAAATAGAACATTATCCGAATTATCAGTTGAATTAAATTCAAATAAATCTTATACTTCTTCCACAAACACATATTCAAAAACAAATTCTTCAAATTATTCTAAAAGAAACAAAAGTTTAGATTTAATAAGAGTTTGCGACAATGATTATGATAGTAATAGCAATTTATCAACAAATAATGATTATAATCACGAAATTGTATTGCCTTACCAACGGTATGCATATAACAAATCACGTAATTAAAGCTTCTAAATAATCTTTTGTTAAAGTTTTTACAAAATGTCCTTGAAAACCGTGTATAGAACCTGGTCTATTAATTCTTAACCACGCAATAGCTATTTCAGGCTTAAAATCTAATTTGTAAATTAACCAAATACATATTAATATACCAGTTCTACCTAATCCTGCTTTACAATGAATAGCTATTAATTCATTATATTTATTAATTAAATTAATATATTTAATAATTATATTATTAGAAGGAATATTACAATCATCGAAATATAAATCATAAATATTAATATTATTTTGTATTAAAATATTAATATCATAATCATTATCATTATTTAATCGTATTAATGTTTTAATATTTTTATCATTAAAAATATTAATCATATTGTATAACTCTTTATTATTTTTCGGTGATCTTAATGCAATCATTTTATCAAAAAAAACATTGTAATCTCTATAATAGAAATTATTACAATATTCATGAAATAAATTATCAAAATTATTTAAAAGAAAATAATTTTGATTTTTAACAAAAATTAATGCTTGAAAACAATCAACTAAACAACTTTCATAACCACCATAAATTCCTATACAATCAGTATAACTTGTAGGGTGATCATTAAATATGTAAGATAATGATCTAATTAAATTTTGTAAATTATAATTACAATTAAATATTAAATAAGCACCTATTAAAAAAATGGTATTTAATAAATATAATGAATCATTATCATTATATACATAATAATATATATTTCTATTATTTATTTTTTTATGTTTTACTTTTGAATTAAATAAATTACAAAAATTATATATATTACTTATATTAACCGGACCATTACTAATTCCTACATTTGCAGTTTCTTCATGATAATCACTTGAGAAATAATAAATATTAGTATTTTGTTTTATTAATTGTATAGTATGTTCTTCATTTAAATGAATATCAATATATATATTTTGTGTAATATAATATTCTTTTATTGATTCTATTATCATTTATATTATATATATATACATTTCATTTTTTTATAATAAAAATAAAACTAATAATAAAGAATTTAATATATTACCGAATCCAAAAAAATATAATGTTATGTATTTAATATTCAATGTAAATAATATATTACCAATAACACCACCTAATAAACCAATTGATGAAATTAATCCTGCAGAAAATCCTATATTATTAGTTAAATGTGGAAATAATCCAAAAATAGTTCCTTCATTTATATTACATAATAATAATATCAATATCAATACTATGTTGTTATTTATCATATCTATACAATAATTTTCACAACCTATTTCTAAAATGTAAAAAACATATATTAATGTTAAAATACCCAATGAAAATGTTATAAATATATTAACTTTAATTTTTTTTCTTACATTATTATATTCATAATTATAATCAGATATTAATCCACCAAGTGGTCTTCCTATTAAATTAATTAACGCATAATAAATTGGTATATTATAAGCATCCCTATAACTTAATTTATATTTATCAATTAAAAAATTATATAATGTCGTGTATAATGATATTTCAAAACCAAAACACATTGCATAATTAAATGCAATTACTAATATTTTAGTATTTGTAACTGTCTTATACAATGTATCTTTTGAATATATTAAATCTATATTTCTTGATAAAGATAAATTAGAATAAATACTTTCATCTATATTTTCTTCAGAATGTTCTTTTAATTCATTATTATTACCATATGGACAATCATCAGTATTATAATAAATTAATTTAATCATTATTATAGTTAATAATGGACACCAACCTATCAATAATAATAATAAAAATATATTATTTATTATTAAATATTCATAAATATATGAATTTAAATAAAATATTAAACCAATACCAAAATTACCAATCGCACCAATAATTCCGGTACTAATACCAATTATATTAATATCAAACATTGTAATTATCCATAATATTGATAAAATAAAATTACCACCATAAATACCATAACCAGAATAAATTATAATTTTTATTATTATATTATTGTGAAATAACGAAGATATCATTAATATATTTATAATTATACCTAAAATAAAAGAAAATGTATAAATTAAACGAATACCATATCTATCTGTCAAATATCCATAAATTAATCGAAAAGGTATGCCAGATATTAAATGAATATTATGTATATAAGTATTTGTAAAAATACTATTATTATCATTTATGACAGTTCTACAACCTGAATGTAATTTACCTTTATATTCATAACAAATATTACAATCATAATTTGTATAATTATCAAATTTACATAAATCTAATTTACATTTTTTATTATTAAAATCACACTTTTCTTTTGTTATGATTCTCTGAAAAGAATATAAATTAAACCAATTCATAAATGATAATAATAATGCTATTGCACTTATATAAAATACCCTTGAATGTGGTCTCTTAATTGATAAAATTGGTATTATATTTTTTGTTTGTTCTTCATAAATAAAATTATATGTATTTCTCCATTTAAATAATGCCTTAATTCTACCATTATTTGGATTATAACATGGATATTGCCAATCTGTAGGTAACCACATATATAATATATATTATATTTTATATTGGTGTAATTATTTTGAAAACATTTTATATAAACGTTCTTTTATTACAAACTATTTATATATTATATTTTATATTGGTGTAATTATTTTGAAAACATTTTATATAAACGTTCTTTTATTACAAACTATTTATATATTATTTTTTTTTAGAAAATATTTATAATTTTATTATAGATATCCTTAATACAAAAAAAATTGTATATTTATTAGTATAATATTAATAATGTCAACAAAATTATAGATATGAAACAATATCAATAATAATTTATATATATATATAAATTATAAAAATGATTTAATTTAAATATATTTAATAAATAAATATGCCAAAATCTAAATTAACTAAAGATCAACTTATAGAAAAATTAAATAAACATTTTTCAAAAAATAATGATTCATATTTTTTTGAAAATATTCTAAAAATATTATCAGTTAAAGATATTCTTAAATCATTAACCGTAAATAATCTCAATTCATTACTTGGTAATATAAAAGATGATTTAAGTCAATCTCCAAATGGTCCCGCAAGTTCTGCTGGTCCTGCTGGTCCTGTTAGTCCTGTTAGTTCTGTTGGTACTACTAATATAGGAGATGTAGATACTAAAATTATTCCTTCTATAGCTCCTGTAATAGCATCTAAATCTAAAACTACATTAGCACAATCTTTAAGTTATTTGCCTTTTAATACAAAGAGAGATCTTAAATCACCTGAAAGTTTTGATCAAAAAGTAGAAAAAATTAAATTAATAAGAACAAATGCAAATAAACTTAAAGCTATTATGCAAATTACTCAATTATTTGAAAATGATATAATTAAAATGAGAAATAATTTAAATATACAAATTATTAATTATTTATCTCTTAGAGAGGATACTTTATTATATATAGGTAAAGTATTAACCGGAAATTTAAAAGATCAAAATGTTGTAGTTAAAGTTCAACCTAGGATACCTCAAGTATTAGCTCCCAAATTACAATTTGGATATCAAGTTACTACAGAACATAGCACAATGAGTACTTTTGAAAAAAACTGTAATGATTTACCAATGCCAAAAGCATATGAATATGGAATGATCGCACCTTTGTGTAATGGTGATATTGAACGCTATACTTTAGTATCTGAATTATTAGGTATTGATTTAGCAAAAGGTCTTAAATTCAAATTAGTTGATAGAATTAAAAAAGATATTATTTCTAGTATTAAAGCTTTTCAAATAATGCATAAATGTAATTTCCTTCATTTAGATATTAAACATGAAAATATTGTTTATTCTGATTCAACTGAAAAAAATATTAAAATTATAGATTTTGGAAGCACTGAACGTATTTATAATAGAAATAATGTAAGAAATTTTGAACCTAGAAAACCAAATGAAGGCACACCATTATATATGGCTACAATGCAACATAATACATCTATTCAAGATTATATGGACGATCTACAAGCATTTGCTTGGATGTTATTAGATCTTTTAGGTGATAAACCAATTGCCCAAGGAATGCCTTGGGGCAATAAAAAACTAAATGAACTTAAAAATGCAAAATTACATTTCATTGAAAATTGTAAAAATGATTCCTATACAGATACTATCCAAAATGGAACTTTAACAAAACATAATATCGGTATAATAGGTGAATTAGCTGATTATACAATAGCAAGAGCAGATAAAAGAGATAAATATACAACAGATAAATATATAATGCATAAAAAAACTAATGAAAAATTATATTATTGCGATTATAATGATCAATATTATACAGATATTATAAATATTATTAATAAATTAAAATAATTTTTATAGACATCATAATAAACCATAATATATTATTAATAAATTAAAATATTTTTTATACATCCATAAATATATATGGATTTCTTGATAAAATATACCAATCTAGATCCTCTAAATTTCCATTTTTATAATGATTTTCTATTAATTTTATTGCTTTTTTTGATGGATTAAAACATAACCAATAATAATCTATTTTTTCTGGATATTTATTACTAAAATAATCAATTAATATTGGATTCATTAAAATTTTTTTAATTGATATTCCTTTATTTTCTTTTATTCCTAATTCAATTAAATCTATTATCTTTTTATTAGAATTTTCACATATAAATTCCCAATCAATTTTTTTTATATTATTTTTTAATATATTTATTGCATTCTTATTTGTTGATAACCATCTCCAAGATATTTTTTGTTTTATATTCATTTTATTTAATATTTCAATTGGTATATTTTCTTCTTCTTTTATTTTTTTTTCAATTAAATGAATAGCATTTGAATTTTTAGATAAATATTTCCAATTTAATCGATTTGTTTTTCTTTTATATTCATTATCAATTATTTCTATTGCATTTTCATTTTGACATAATTCATTCCAATATGATTTACGTCTATAATTTTTTTCATAATTTATTTTATCTTGTATTAAATAAACACCATTCGGATTTAATGCTAAATTACCCCAATTTATTTTATATTTTGTTTGTAAATTAGGACTTTCATTTTGTTGAATTTTTTGATCAATTAATTCTATTGCATTTTTATTTATTGATAAAGCACTCCAATTTATATTTTCAGGTTTTCTCATATTTTCTTTTTCTATTATATCAATTAGTGATGGATTAAGACATATCATAAACCAATCTAAATTTTTACTATCTGGATTTTTATTATATTCTTCTGTAATTAAATCCACTGCATTTACATTTGAACATAAAATATTAAAATTCAGTTCTTGTTTTGGAATCCAATTTTTCAATTTATATTGTTTTGGAAATAATGTTGAAAATTTTGATATTATTAAGGATTTTATATCCAGTGGTAATTTATATAATTTTGTTTCTTTCATTTTTGTATGTATTGAATCAGGCGATTTTTCATAATTATCTTCTATTATATGTAAATATTTACAAAACTTATTTATTTGATCATAATCTTTATTTAATATTCTTTCCAATTCTCTAATTTTATTTTTATCTTTACACATTTCTGTAAATTCTTTAATACTTAATTTAAATGTTTGACTTGTTGCTATTGTTGATTCTTTTAATTCTTGAATTTCATTAATTGTTAATGGAGATGGATAATCTTCATTCGGTTTTATTAATAATGATAATAATTCACTTTTTTTTTCTATTTTTTTCTTTAATGGATGATTACTCATTTATTATAAAAAATGATTATTATTTTACATATATATAAAATGATTTTATTTTTTTTATATAATTAATATAATGAATAAAATTGATATTACATTATTACATTATTTATATTTCAATTCATCAAAACAAACCGTATTAAATTATTTAAATCAATGTAAGTGCTGTATTAGACATCAGGATAATAAACCTTATATTTATAATAATATTGAGTTTGTAACAAAAAATAAAAAACGTAAAAAATATGAATGTTTTTGTGATTGTAAATGTAGGCATTATGCTAGAGATATTTGTAAAAATATTGAACTTACTTTCTATTTAGAAGATTTTTTTTCTTAATTGTTATAATACCCCATCAAAATATACTCAATCATATCAATATTGAGCAACATTAAATATTTTTTACATTTTTTTATATTTGATGTATTATCTTTTTGCAAATCTTCATAATTATTATGATATAAGATATAATTATTATCCGCTGTATTATATTTCATATTACGATAACCATAATATATCTCATATAGTATGTCTTCAATAACATTGTTGTCTTGTTCTTCAATAAATTTGATATATTTTTGAATTTCTTTGTTGTGTTTGATTTGATCTTGGATGGAAGCAGGCAGTTTGTTGTAGAACATTCTTGTTTTTACTATAAAAAGTATTATCATTTTTTTGTAATTTTTAATATTTTTTTTACATATTTTTATAATCCAAAACCTGTTAAATCCTCAAAACCACCCGGTAAATTAGTTTTTCCCGTTTCTGGATGTTTCCAAGAAATTTTATTTGTATATCTATTTACATAGTAAATTAATGATTTATTATCAATTATTAATGATGAATTATAATATTCATACCAATCACTATATTTAGATAATTTAGGTTGATATTCAATTTTTAATTTTCTATTATTTTCAAAATATTTCTGTTCTTCAACAATATATTGTGGTAATTCTTTTTTTATTCTTCTATCATTCATTTCATCCAATGATCTTTTATTATCCCATCCATATTTACCATTCTGTAAAATATGATTATTATTTATACATTTATTATTTATACATTTATTATTATATGGATAATAATATATATTATTTGTATTTGGACAATAATAATGTTTTATATCTGTTTTATTACAAAAACATTCTAACATATCATCGCGCAAATCATAAACAGACATTTGATTTTAAATATATTATCATATCATTTTTAATATAATATAAAAATGATTGAATTTTTATAATTTCAATTATGAGTTTAAAAATTAAGAAATATTGCAGACATGGTAATTTAAAAAATATTTGTTATGAATGTTATTCAACATTCTTTTGCATACATAAAATTAATAAAACTTATTGTAAAATTTGCAAAATTAAGAAACAACCTGTTAATAAAAGTAAAAAACTTAACAATTATAATATTTTTATTAAAAATAATATAAATATTGTTAAACAATTATATCCAAATAATACTTCGCATAAAAATTTTCAAATTATTGCAGAATTATGGCATAATTACAAAAAAAATGGTAATAATTCAAATATACCAATTGATGATTCAAATATACCAATTGATGATTTAAATATACCAATTGATGATTTAAATATACCAATTGATGATT